GATCAACTAGAGTTAGATCTCAAAGGCGGCGGAATGAACGAGCCTAAGGAAGAAAGCCTTTCAATGGAAGAACGCTTTGAATTGTATCTACTAGAAGCAGATCCTGCACAAGGTGAACTTCCTCTAGACAATCCTAACTCGCTAGGTGCAAAACTAAAACGCGGTGCTAAAGGACTTGCAGGCAAAGCAGCAGGAGCAGTCAAAGGTGCAGCAGGTTCAGCTGTAGGTGCTGTTAAACAAGGTGCTAAAGACTTAGGTAATAAAGTTACTGCTAATAAACTAATGAAAACTTGGAAGTCAATGGGCGAGCCAACAGATTCAGGAAGTATTGCTAATATTTTACAAGATGCAGGAATGAGCGACGATCAAATTAAACAAATTGGTCAAACAAGTAAAGTAGAATTAAGTCCAACAGAAAAACCAGCAGCAGATGCATCAGGTGCGGATACAGCACAAAAAGGTGCGCAAACGGACGAGCCAACTGTTGACACTGACGGCGACGGTAAACCAGATGCACCAGCAGCTAAAAAAGGACCAGCAGTTAAAGACGGACCGATTGAAAAAGGTACTGTAATGAACAAAGGTGGTAAAGACTATCGCTGGGAAGGTGCTCTTTGGGTTGATGTAGAAACTAATAAGCCTCTAGGTGTACAAGCAAGTTTTGATGCAGGATTACCTAATCCTAAATTTACTGCTATCATTAATGCTGCTAAGAAAGATCCTGAACTAGCAAAACTTATTAAAGATCAGTTAATGGCTAAAGGCGTTAAAGCTGCAACAGCAGATGCGCAAAAAGCAAAACAAGCAGGTGTCAAAGGAACTGAAAAACTTAAAACTGCCTAGAAGTAAGGCATTCCAGATTTTTTAGTGATCTCAAAGTTTTCTTCAACCATCTTGCCGATAACTTCTCGTTCTTCAGCACCGAGATAGTATGCTTCGTCATATCCAAGGCCTCCACGCATTAACCAAACAAGTTTTGTTAATTCAAATTTCATTCGTTTGGATTCTTCTTCAAGGACCTTAACTTCTGCTAGGATCTCTGGGACGGTCCACGTCAGGATCCTTATCCGAAAAAATTTGATTGATCAAAAGTAATAGGCACTTCGTAAGTTTCCGGAACGCCCTGTTCGATCTCTTCTGGAGTTGCTTCTGCTGTTAATGGTCTAATAGCAAATTTTTCTCTTTCACCTTCAAGATGTTTTTGAACTTGATTAAAGAATTGTTTGTCTGCATTTTTTACAAACTCTAATATGTGTTTTGAATTAGTAACAACGGTTGGATCTTCATCTTCTTCAGTAGCAGGTATTGTAATAGTTTGAATACCTTTACACATCATATCTACAGTAAGTTCGGTTAGTTTTGCAAAACTATTTGTAAATGCTTGTAATTTATCTTCTTCTGATATTTTATCATCATTTACAATATTAAAGATACGCTGTTCTTCAAAAGTTTTTAATGCACCTGTAGTAAATTCTCTGTATGTTAACGGACGGAGTGAAACAGTCATTTCAGGCATCATAACAGTGTTACTATATTCAAGATTAGCAAAATTATCTAATAGTTGTCTAAGATCTACTTGCATCTCTTTTTCTTCCCCTGTCACTGGAGTTTTAAGAGTAAGTGTCATCATTTCGCCATATGTTGCTAAACGAATTGCAATAAGACAAACATCGAGATCAATACTAGGCATTTTCCAAGCGTCTTTAATATTAGGAATACAACTTTGAATAACATCTACAGTTGCTTGTCCATTTAATAGTGCATCAGGTGTTTTAAAAATTAATTCATCCTTTGCAGTCATTGAATAAACCGGCAGTTCGCCAGATTCTGGAAAATCAATAGCTTCTGGAGCATAATATTTTCCTTGACTTGGAAGTTGAATATATAACTTTGGTTGGCGAAAGTACTTACTAAGTGGATTCGCCTGTTGGTTATTTTGTGACATAGTTTTCTCCGTATAAATACATTATATTGGTATGTATCTCTTTTATTTATATACGCACTTAACTAGGATCTGTAATTAATGGCTGAAGAAGTTAAAATTGTTGATGTTGCCGGCGGACCAGCTGCAGAAGCTACCTTACAAGAAATATTAAAAGTTCTTAAAGGTCAGGGCGGAGCCGGCGGCGGCGGCGCAGGCGGCGCAAAAGCCGCAGCAAAAGCACAAGAACTATATACGACAGCGGTTACTCGCGGAACTACAACCCAGTCACGTAATACAAAAGAAGTTAAAAATACCACTTCGGCATTAAAAACTTTTAGCTCTGGATTAACAACTATCCTCGGTGGCGCATTTGGTGCATTGGGTACTGTTTTAGGTGGAGCAACAGGTATAATTAAAAACTTTGGTGACGCTGTTATGAATGCAAGCAGCATTACCGAATTCGTTGAAGCAATACCTGTATTTGGTAGTTTATTAAGTAAGGCAACAGGATACTTTGACACTAGTTTAGAAACATTCCGTAAACTAAGTGAATCGGGTGCAAGTTTTGGTAACGACATGCTTGCAATGCGATCAGCAGCAGCACAATCAGGACTAAGACTTGAACAATTTGCTGAAATGGTTGGTAATAATGCATCTAGAATGACATTGTTAGGCAGTACCGTTTCTGAAGGTGCAGCACGTTTTGGAAAGATTACTAGACAACTTAGACAATCTGATGCTGGCTTGATGCGTTTAGGTTTTACACAAGAAGAAGTTAACGAAGGCTTTGGTGACTACATTGAAATGATGGCTAGATCAGGCCAACTACAAGGTAGAAGCAACGCAGAACTAGCATCCGGAGCACAAAGCTACCTAACAGAAATTGATAAACTTGCAAGAGTCACTGGTAAAAGTCGTAAAGAATTACAAGACGAAATGAACCAGCGCATGGCCGCAGCAAACTACAATGTACTTGCTGCTAGATTATCAGGCCAAGCACTATTAAACTTCCAAAATAATACCGAACATACTGCTAGTATGATGGGACAAGGCTTTGCTGATGTAATGACAGATCTAGGTGATGGTGTTGCACAAAGTGGATTTGCACAACGATTACAATCAGCCGTACCAGGACTCGCAGATCTAGCAGAAGCTAATGCTAGAGGTGAATTAAGTCAAGAAGAATATCAAGCACGAATGGCAGCGTTAATGCCACAAATTACAGCATTTGCAGATAGAATGGGAGCAGCTGGTACAAGTGCTTTAATGCAAGAAGAAGGCTTTGCAGAGTTTATGGAAAGTGTTGCTAATGCTAGAACATATACTCAACGTATGGCAGATGGACAAAAAGCAGCAGAAGAACAGGCAAGAAGAGCTCCGCTAACTGAAACATTTGCTAGTTTTGGTCAAACAATACAAGATATTAGAAGTGATGTTGAAGAAGCACTATTAGACAGCGGAGTAATGGATGCACTAGGAACTGCGGTTGGTGGTGTTAGCACAGTACTTACAGATGTAGTTTCAGGTATTACTGGACACATTGTCAAATATCTCAAATCAGATGAATTTAAACAAGATGTCGAAACATTCAAAGAAAAAATTCAATCAATGGCGCAAAAAGCAAGAAACTTTGTTTCTTACTTACGCTCGGATGAATTTAAAACTAAGGTAGATAATTTTATACAAGGACTCGAAGACGCTTGGGCATCTATTAGTGGGTTTATAACTGATGTTCAGGAAACAAGTTTTAGCGAAGCAGTAGCAAAAATGTTTGGCGGCGAAGAAGGCCAAGGCGTTTGGGATTTAATTTCAGAAAAAATAGGATCGGGATTAAAATCTATTTGGGAAAATCACTGGATGGAAATTACCGGTGCTATTGCTGCATTGTTCTTAGGACCTAAAATTCTATCAGCAATGACATCGGGCATAGGTAGTATGTTCGGCGGACTATTTAAATCTTCAGCACCAGCTGGTGGCGGTGGAGCACCGGGCGTTAGAGGCCCTTCAGGAGCAGCAAGAGCAGGTCAAGGCGTAGGAGATTTTGTAGGAAACGTAGGCGGAGGTGTACTAAGTGGCATTGCAAAAGGCCTTGCGGCATTTGCTAATCCTCAAACAGCTATCGGCGGCGCGGTACTAGCAGGTGTAATACTTGTTATTGGTGCAGCAGTTGCAGGTGCTACTTGGTTAGTAGGTAAATCACTTCCAACTTTTGCCGAAGGAATGAGCGCCTTTGAAGAATTAGACGGTGCTAAGTTAAAATCAGCAGGAGCCGGTATGCTTGCAGTTGCAGGCGGTATGGCAGCATTTGGTGCAGGTTCAGCAGTTGCAGGTTTAGGAAATTTAGTTGGAAATATTGCAGACGGTATTGGTGCATTATTTGGTGCTGAAAAAGCAAATCCTTTAGAACAACTACTAGAATTCCAAAAATATAATATTGATGAAGCAAAGGTAACAGGAAATGCAAATGCATTAGTTGCATATTCAAAAGCAATGGCAGCATTTGGTGCAGCAGATGCAGCAAGTGGCTTAGGATCTTTAGTAAGCGGACTAGCAGATGGTATAACATCATTCTTTGGTGGTGAAACAGGTATTCCGTATGATCAAGTTACAACATTTGCAAGTTATACTTTTGACGAACAAAAAATTAAAGCCAATGCAGCAGCAATGGTTGCATTTAATAATGCATTAACAGCAAGCTCAGCAGCACAAGCAACTAGCGGAGTAAGTAGTGCAATCGGTGCAATAGGTAGTGCTATATCAAGTTTCTTCGGCGGAGAAACACCGTTTGATAAAGTTAAAAACTTTGGTGAAATGGATATTAATGCAGAAGGTGTTTCTAGTAATGCACAAGCAATGGTTAGCATGGCAAATGCTCTTAATGCATTTACTGGTGGAGAATCAAGTGATATTGAAATATCAAATAAAACTGTAGCGTCTTTACGTGCATTATCAGAACTGGGTGCTACAACTGGTTTAAGTGGTTTAGCAACTAATTTACAAGCAGTTGCTAATGTTACTGGGTTAAAAGCCAATATTGATGCACTTAATTCTCTTGACAATTCCAGTGTAGTAGCGTATAATAATACTATGAGAGAACTAGTTGACGTCATGAAAGAACTAAATGACGAGCTTGCTAAAGACAATAAAGTAGGATTTGGCACAGGAACAAATGCCGGCGATGTTGTTGCTAAAATGGATACAATCGGTGGTGGGTCCGGCTCTGGTAGCTCAGAACAGCTAGATCGGTTAAATATGTTAGTTGGACAGTTAATTGCCTTGAATACTGATATTAAATCAAATACAGGAAGAACTGTTAATGCAATTAATGGAAACTTACAAGCAGGAATAGGTTAATGAGTTGGAAAAAACATTTTACACCAGTAAAAACTGGTAATAACCCAGAAGGAAGCTACAGTCCTTTTACTCGTGCTGGCTCTGGTGCAGGTGCAGGTCCGGCTCGTACTAATTATAGTTCATACTTACCAGACGTATATGTAGGTTCTCCTAATCGTATTGAACGTTATGGTCAGTACAATACTATGGATTTAGATTCAGAAGTTAATGCAGCACTAGATATTCTTGCTGAATTTACTACACAACAGAATAAACAAAATAAAACTCCTTTTTTAATTGACTTTAAAACAAAAGCAACTAATTCAGAAGTTACTATTATTCAGCAATATTTACAGCAGTGGAATAAATTACAAAATTTTGAAACACGTATGTTTCGCATTATGCGTAATGTCTTTAAATATGGTGATCAATTTTTTATTCGTGATCCTGAAACAAAGAAATTATTTCATGTAGATCCTGCAAAATTAACAAAAATAATTGTTAACGAAAGCGAAGGTAAAAAACCTGAGCAATATGTAATTAAAGATTTTAACTTAAACTTTGCAGAAATGGTAGCAACAACTCCGTATCAGACAAACGGAAATGTTACTGGAGGCGGCGACGGATATCTACAAGGCGGTGTCCGTGGTATGGTTGGCAATGTTAATACATCAGCCGGAGGAGGCCGATTCCAACAAGGTGAAAATGAGATTGCAGTTGATGCAGAGCATATTGTACATTTAAGTTTAAGTGAAGGATTAGACAATAATTTTCCATTTGGTAACAGTCTATTAGAAACAGTATTCAAAGTATTCAAACAAAAAGAATTGCTTGAAGATGCGATTATTATCTATCGTGTACAAAGAGCACCAGAGCGCAGAGTGTTCTACGTTGATGTGGGCAACATGCCTTCACACCTTGCGATGCAATTTGTGGAGCGTGTAAAAACGGAAATACATCAAAGACGTATCCCATCGCAGACAGGCGGAGGACAGAATGTCATAGACTCAGCATACAACCCGCTGTCAATCAACGAAGATTACTTCTTCCCTCAAACTGCTGAAGGACGTGGTTCTAAAGTAGAAACATTACCAGGCGGTACTAACTTAGGTGAGATTGATGATTTACGCTACTTTACTAATAAGCTCGTACGCGGCTTGCGAATTCCTTCCTCTTATCTTCCAACTGGGCCTGATGACGGACAAGCACAATATAGTGACGGACGAGTAGGTACGGCATACATACAAGAATTACGTTTTAATACATATTGTGAACGTTTACAAAATTTATTAATTGAAGATTTAAATCAAGAATTTAAACGATACATTCTTGAAAAAGGTGTTAATATTGATACAGCAATGTTTGATATTAGATTCCAACCACCACAAAACTTTGCTGCATATCGTCAAAGTGAAATTGATAATGCTCGTGTACCGACATATACACAAATGAGTGCTATACCTTATATTTCAAATCGTTTTGCTATGAAACGTTTCCTAGGTATGACAGAAGAAGAGATTGCAGAAAACGAACGTTTATGGCGTGAAGAAAATGATGAAAACTTAGAATCACCTGCTACTGACGCAGCCGGAGAAATGCGCGGCGCAGGAATTAGTAGTGCAGGCATTAGTTCTGATCTTGGCGGTATTGAAGATGAAAGTGCAGAAACTCCAGCACCAGAAATGGGCGGTGATGAGATGGCAGGCGCTACACCTGAACCTGGCGCTGAACCTGCAGCGGCACCTGCAACAACAGATCAGACTATTTAGGAATAAATAATAACATGATACTACGTGAATTATTTTATTACGACAAAGAAACATTAGAACCAACAGAAGACGATCGTTATGAAGAACGTGACGATCAAAGTCCTCTTGAATATAATGACACACGTAAAACACGTTTAACACTCCGCCAGATTAACAAAGTCCGCAAGGCAGCAGAGCTACATACTAAAGAGCAAGCAAAAGAACTTGACTTCGTACGTCAAATGTACGGTATAGCAGCAAATGCCGAAGCGGGTGGAGTTTAGTGGCAAAGATAGATAAGTCCTTATACACTAAAGAAGAATTTAAAAAGATTAGAGAAGAGCGCAGACAACAAAAGCGTCTTGCTGCTTTGTCTAGAAATGAATCTTTACAGCATATTCTTAGTAATTCTAAAACAAATAAAACTGCATTTGTTATAGGAAACGGTTTAAGCCGCAAACCTATAAATGTAGAAGAACTATCTCTTATTGGTAAAACTTATGGGTGTAATGCACTCTACAGAACATTTAGTCCTGATTATCTTGTTGCAGTAGATGTTAAAATGATTTTAGAAATTAATAAATCTGGATATCAACATAAAAATGAAGTTTGGACAAACCCTAATAAATCTTATGTAGGTCTGAAAAATTTAAATTTTTTCCAGCCTAGTAAAGGATGGAGTAGCGGACCAACTGCATTATGGTTAGCTAGTCAACACGAATATGATACTATTTTTATATTAGGATTTGATTATAGAGGTGTAAACGACGGAAAGTCCTTTAATAACATCTATGCTGATTCTGCAAACTATAAAAAATCTACTGACAGTGCTACTTTTTTTGGAAATTGGTTACGACAAACTACTACTGTTCTTAAAGAAAAGCCTAATACAAAGTTTTATAGAGTTATAGCATCTGATAATTATATTCCGCCAGAACTAAATAAATTTGACAATTTAGAACATATTCTAGTTGAAGATTTTAGAAAAATGTTCACTCTTTCCTAGCATCAAGCTAAAATGGCTCGTTTTGAGCCTATATCTACGTACTTTTTCTTATAAATAGTAAATAATAATGACAGCCTTACCATAGGTATAACTTTTATAGGAGAACAAAAATGGCAGATCGCAATAAATTTGA